TTTGTTTTGTGAAGCATCTCTGTCCTTATCCAACTTATAGATATAGTTCATGATATTTTCTGGTTTCAGTCCGTATTTTGCAAAGTCTGCAGAGTCTACAGTTGAGATTAATCTAATATCAGTGGAGGGAAATATATCTTTTGGTGATACTACTTGTGATATTGTTTCTACATTACTTCTTGCACCTTTAAAGGATTTTGATTGTGTGTCACCAGCACCCGCCTGCCTGTCGTGGTGATCGGTGTGAATGACAAACATAGGTTTACCATGTGCAAAATCTACCAAGACTGGCATCGTATCTCCTTGTGCGTCTATTTTTTTAATTGCGAATTCTTTGTCACCATACTGTATAACCTCGGAGTCTACTACTTGGATACCATTATCCTCCAAATATTTTTTCATAGCCAGAGCCGTGGTTACTCCATCCAAATCTTGGTGGAAATATATCTTCGCCTTCTTGTACCTATCAGCTAAGGCGTTGATATCACGTAACCCTGACTCTTTTAATAGTTTTTTCATTTAAACAAATTTGCAATAGATGAAGCAATTTTTTCAATAATGTTTTGATTAATACCCAAAGATTTCAATTTTGCCATAGTATTTGGACCCATCTTACCATCAACATCTAAACCTTCCATTTGTTGGAATTTTTTAAGCGCTTCTATTGTTTTGGGACCCCAAGCACCATCAGCAACCAAAGTGATTTTTACTCCTTTATCTTTGAAGTAATCATTCAATCCACTTTGTATTTGAAAAACCTCTACCGGTTCCAAAAAATAAGGTTGTTCCATTAATATACTCTCTTTCAAGTATTGGTTTTTAGTTGCCGACTTGTGCATTTCCAAGATTCTGTTTTTTTCTTCCTCTTGTAATTTGTTGTTTCTTGTGTTTTTAATCATTTTGCAAAAGATTTTATAATAAATATTCAGTCATTACAAATAAAAAACCCCTTTTCAGGGGTATTATTAAAGTTCCAACTGAGTTTGTCTTTTACTCTGAACAAAGATGTCAATTCTTTTTCGAGCAACTTCACAGTAATTAGGACTGAGTTCAATACCAATCCATCTTCTATCCAAAGTTTCTGCAGCAACCATACTGGTTCCCGATCCGGCAAATGGATCCAACACCAAGTCATTTTTATAAGTAAGAATTTTTATAGCCTTAGTCGGAATGTCCATAGAGAAAGTAGCCTTGGTAAGACTCTTTGTGTCGGCGAAATAGTTCCATTGCCCAAAAACCAAGTCAATAAAATCTCTTTTGTCCTCTTCAGTGTATACTTTTTTTTGTTTTGTAACACCGTTTTTATCTTCCACATCCATCAATTCATTACCCCATTGAGGTTCACCTTTGATTTTTTTGACGTGTTGTTTTTTATATGCTAGAATTACACATTCTTTAGGGTTATAGATATAGGGAGCCGAAGGTGACATCCAACTACCCCACGCCGTGGTACGACTGCGATGTGGTGACTCCTCCTCTAGATCGACGACACCATAAAAATTGTAACCGATTTTTTTCATAATCTGCCACATTTCAGAAACCATGAATATGCGACCGCCCTTACTCTGACGATTAATTTCATAAGGGATGTTTAGAGCAATTCGTCCATCGTCTTTAAGAACTCTGTAGGCTTGTTCCAACCATTCAGAACTAAATTTGGCATATTCTTCCCAAACCATATCGTCATCATGAACGTCGTACTCAATACCTACACCATATGGACAACTTGTAACAATGAGGTCGACACATCCCTCATCCATTTCAGCCATCACTTCTCGACAATCACCATTAATTATCGTATTAATTACCTTTTCCAATTCCATTCTGTATTAACTGAATTTTTCTTTCTATGTACCAAATCGCTTTTTTCAAATCTTGTACTTCTTTATCGGTTCCCTTTTTACCTGCACGTGCAATGTACTTGTAAGCATTCCCCAAATGAAAATCCATCTCGGTAGCTTCAATTACTTTGATAACCTCATAAGGATTATCCTCACCACCATAATGTTGTGGATGGTTCACGAACTCATATGAAGACGTGTGTTCGGTTTCTTTAATCATTGTTATATTCTTTTAACTGGTAATATCCTTTCCATTTGGATTCAACAATTACTCCCTCTTGAATTTTTTCATCAAGAAATTCCATCATTTCTTCCTTTGACACCTTGGCAGTGAACGCCAAAAAAGTGTAATGACAGGGTTTTACGATATGTTTATTTAATTTTTTTAGAATAGGGTTTGTTGTCACCGGTTGTTCGTTTTGTCTTTTTTTCAACTTTTGGTTCTTGTTCTTCAGTTTTGGTTACCTTACTGGTTCCACGAAGTGCTTTCCAAAAACTTTTGGCAACATACACCCATCCGAATCCGTTTCTTTGTTCCGCTTCCTTGTTCTCGACGCGACGAATCTCGCCAGTCTCCACGTTTTTAATTGTTTTCATTTTGAATAAATTTTAAAATTTGTTGTTTGGACTTTCCCTCAACGTACATTTGGTGAGCAGTATTAGACTCACTATCTAAAAAAAAGAAAACATCCGCACCGAATATCTGTGCAAGTGTTTTATCAGTTTGCAATTCTGTGAGTAATGAATCTTTTTTAAAGTAACGTTTGTTGATACCCATCCATATTATTTTATACAAAGGTAAAAAAAATACCTGAACTATCAAATATGTTTTTGAAGTTTTGCCGACTGTATGACATAATTCTGAACTTTTCTCTTGGCAATCGGGAATATTGTCTCTTCGAATGGGAATTTTTGACTTGTCAATATGTGAAACACTGGTAGGTGTTTTCCACCATAACCACCATGGGATGGATTTTCCTTGATTAGTTTTTTTACATTTTTGATATCAGATACCACCAAAAGATTAGTGGTACATTCAGTAACAATCGATTGAGGATTTTTATCTATGTTATATTCGTAAAGATATGTCTTATCTCCCATGTAAAAAAAGAAATAACCATAACCCCAATCCAATGCTTCTGTTGTGTAAAACAAATCAACAGATACGGAATCAAATGCTAAACTCCACAAAGACTTACCCATTTGGAATAAGTCTTTCAATAGTGGCTCAGAGAATCTTGCGGTTTGTAAAACTTCAGATTTCTGTTCGTCTTCCATTCGAATTGGAAGATACTGTAAATCACCAAGGGTTATTTCTTGATCGATACATTGAATTTTTTTCTTTAGTTTAAGGAATTGGTTTTTGTTTTTTATCAATGAGACATTTGCAAGATGAAGAGATACTTCTTGAAAGGTTGGATAAATTTTCAATTCAGAAAATTCTTTTTTTGCCTTTTCACAAAAATCCAAGAACACATATTGATTGTATTCAAAATCTATGGGTTTTCTAAAAATCCAATTAAGTTTCATAAACCAAAAATATAAAAAGGCTCTTTGGTTTTGAATACATCTCGGTATTTTATTTTTTTACTCCGTTCTATAAACAAAATACCATTTGTTATTCACATTCGCTTCATATTCATTTCCATCATAACTCGATATGATATGTCCTCTTCCATCCACTTGTATTATTTCTTCAACTAAACCATCAATATCAATAAAGTCATCAACATCTAATCCGAATTCTTCTATGTAAGATAATGGGTTATCTCTGACTTCATCAAGTTTACTTTCAATTGCGTCATCTATTAGTTCTTGAGGATAATCTCCTTCGGGTGATTCTTGTATGCTTGCAATTTCTTCGTTCGCCTCATCTATTTCCAATTCAACATCTTCAATTTTACTATAAGCATCTGATATTTCATCCGTATCATCTGAAAACTGTATGAGTTGGTTAAGACTTTCAATTTTTGAATTTAACGCATTTATTTTTTCTTGCAAATCTTCAATTAACTTTTCCTGTTCATATGAAAGCTCTCTGTTTTCTTCGTCAATGTATATTTCAGGGTTTCCATAAACGTCGTTTTCGTAAAAATCTTTGAAGTAACTAATCACCAAATCTGAATCAATGTGTGATTCCAAAAAAGTCCTACTAACCGTATTACTAGCACCATTATCCCTAACCATTTCAGCCATCATTACTTGTGCCAAATCGTCGGCTTGATT